GGTAGCTTGCGCTTGCTTAGGTGGTTGTGCAGCTCGTTTGCGGTGAGCTTCATGAGGTGTGGGTAGAGGTAAGCCATTGGTTTCCTTGGTTGGGGGTTCCGAGATTATACAAAGAAAGTTACCGCGGTTAGACAAAAACTGTCCGAGATTATACAAAAGTGTCCGAGGTTTCCGCATCGGGACAAAAACGGCGACATTGTTTTTGCGTTATGAATCAAGGGCTTAGGTTGTTTGTGTCGGGGTATCTGTCTGTTTTGGGAATGAAAAGCACCCAAAGTAAAGCAAACAAAGTTCGTCCAACTTATGGGGACATATATATAAAACTCTTTTAATTAGATATATATATATATAGGGAGGACGGGGGTTAGCTAAGTCGTTGATTTGTAACGCTAAATTTGTGTCGGGGTTTTTGTCCAGCTGCGGTAATCTCGGACACTAATTTTTTTGTTGTTTTTTTACCACATTCGGGTCAGGCTGACCCTTTTCTCAGGGGCTTCACGCCATGTCGCCAGTCGCGGCTAATCTCAATCATGGCACAGCGCTCGGCTGCTAGTAGGGCAAGCCTACGTCTTTCATTGGCGGCTGCACGCTCGGCGAACTCGTCGCGCAGTAGGCGCAGCTTGTCGCGGTAATGGATGGTGGTTTGCTTGTTGTATTTCATGGTGTGCTCCTTAGATGGTGAAGTCGTGGGCTTTGAGGAAGGCTATTTCTTCGGGCGTGGCTAAGCAAACCGCCATCATGTGCTTATTCAGGTAGGTTTGCAGCTTGGCGCGGTTTGTGGGCGAGGGCAGGGTTTTGTAGGCATTGAGTAATTTACGCATGATGAACTCCTAAAGTTAAAAAGTGACTGAGCAGTCACAAAATGGACTGAGGGTTATGCGGATTTTGCATAACGTTGGGTTTGGTTGGACAACAAAGGGAACAACGCGCCAGCCCCGCCCTCAGGGTCTGACGCGGAAAAATCGGGTCAGGCTGACCCGAATCACAGACCTGCCAGCTTCAAAACCTTGCGCTGGTCGGCTGCGCTCAACTTGGCCAGCTTCGCGGCCAGCTCCGCGATAGGGTCTTTCTCCTTGCGTGCGCTTACCGCATGGCGAGTCGTGCCTTGGATCATCAGCATCACGTCACGCACAGTGGTTTTGGCTGCCTCGTAGCGCGCATGGTCGCTGACCAGCACAATCTTGCCGCCTTTGGTCTCGCGGAATTCCGCGCCCGTCTTGGCGCAGGCCCATTCGATTACCACGGGTTTGCATTCCTCCACAGTCGCGTAACCGGCCTTGCGCATACCCTCAATGAGGGCCACGCGGGAATCGGCGAATGCGTTGAGAACAGCGAATGCTTGAGCTTTGTTTGACATAATTTTCTCCAATGAGTAAAGGTTAAATATCGGATAGGGCCAACCCCTAACCGATGCCTCTATTGTCTCAAATGGGGGTATATTCGGGTCATTCTGACCCTTTTCGGCGACCCCACCGCACCCCCGGAACCCCTTTTGGCCGTGGTCTGACCATGCCGCCATGAACAGTGTTTTGCACCCGCAAATCAAAACTACAAAAATCCCAAACAACCCTGTAGCCCAAAAGCTACAAAACCCCCCACCCTCGAAAATCCAACACCAAACCTAAAAATTTCTAGGAAAATCCAAGAAAAACCCTGTCAAACGCTAGACAACCCCAATGAAAAAAACCCCCGGGCATAACACCGGGGGTCTGAAGGAGGGGAGTTAACCCACTCAAGGAGAAGCAAATGCACAACTGGTTGCGCAATCACCGAAATCGAGTATATACTAGGCGCAACGAGGCTGCAAGGGCTTACGCATGTTGGAACATTTGATAGATTTTGACCCAGAGGTGGACTCGGCCATCGACTTTACCCCGCTGTACAAAGCAGGGGTGGCGGATACTGTTGACGCTCAAGTCGAAACAAGCAACTGGCTCAAAAGTCTGGGGGCCGTGGACGAAGACACCGCAGTAGACAAGGCCCAAGCCGACTTTGCCCGCAAGGCGTTCACCAATATTGTCACCAACCAACCCGCAGAACTGACAAAAGACTCCATCAGCCAGATCAAAGCCCCTGCTGCGGTGCAGCATTTGGTGGGGATGCTGACAGCCTACGACTGGGAGTTTGTCCATCAGGCGCAGCAACTGCGCGGCTACTGCGTAGCCCAGCTCGTCGAGGAAACCAAGAACCCCAGCGCCAGTATTAGGCTCAAAGCGCTGACCGCGCTGGGCAAGGTGACCGAGGTCGGGCTGTTCACCGAGAAAATTGAGATCAAGAAAGACGAGATGACCGACTTGCAACTGGAGCAGCGGATCAAAGACAAGCTGGCCAAGTTCATGCAGGTGGTCGATGTGGTAGATATCCAAGACGCCGATACCATCGAAGCCGAACTCAAACCCCTCGTCCCAGATGCACCTTAACCAGTTCACCACGCTGACCCCTCGGGAGATTTCCGCCATACAGGCGGCGTTGCCTAGTATGTCCCTTGCAGACAAGATGGAGTTGCTGGACGACTTGGAGATCCGGGAGCGCCGCGCAGCGCTGGTGGCTGCTAAGACCAACATGCTGGGGTTTGCCACGGAGGTCTACCCGGGGTTCAAGGTAGGGCCGCACCACAAGAAGCTGGCCAAGATTTTCACGGACGTGATCGAGGGCAAGAAAAAGCGGGTCATCATCAACATCGCGCCCCGTATGGGCAAGTCCGAGTTCTCGTCCTACCTGTTCCCAGCCTACTTCCTTGGCAAGTTTCCAAGCAAGAAGATCATTATGGCCACGCACACGGCGGGCCTGTCCGAGGACTTTGGACGGCGGATCAGGAACCTGTTAGACACGGAGGAGTACCATGGCATTTTCCCCGACACCAATGTGGCATCAGATCAGAAGGCGGCTGGCAAATGGTCTACTGCTGCTGGCGGGCAGTACTATGCTGCTGGCGTGGGCGGCGCTCTTGCTGGTCGCGGTGCTGACCTATTTGTCATTGACGATCCCCATTCAGAGCAGGACGTAAAGGCCAACAGCCGCCTTGCGTTTGATACTGCGTGGTCATGGTTCCAAACTGGCCCGTTGCAGCGCTTGATGCCGGGTGGGGCGATCATTGTCATCATGACGCGCTGGGGTAAGCTGGACTTGACTGGGCGGCTGATCGACTACCAGACCAAAAACCCGCAGGCCGTGCCGTGGGAGATCGTAGAACTGCCAGCCATCTTGAACGAGGGGGAGGAGAACGAGAAATCCCTCTGGCCGGAGCAGTGGCCGCTGGAGCAGTTAAAGGCGACCAAGGCGTCGATCGACCCCCAGTACTGGAACGCCCAGTACATGCAGCAGCCCACAAGCAACGCTGCGGCCATCATCTCCCGAAAGCTATGGCGCGTATGGCCAAGCGACGATCCTCCTACGTGCGAGTACATTATCCAGTCATGGGACACGGCCTTTGAAGCCAAGAACCGGGCGGACTATTCCGCCTGTACCACGTGGGGCGTGTTCTACAACGAGGAAGAAAAGGACGAGGCGCAGTTGATCCTGCTGGACGCGTTCAAGGAGCGCATGGAGTTCCCGGAGCTAAAAGCCGCTGCGCTCAAGCACTACAAGCAGTGGGAGCCCGATGCGTTCATCGTGGAGAAGAAAGCCGCCGGTGCACCACTTATCCAAGAACTGCGGGCCATGGGCATACCGGTGCAAGAGTTCAGCCCCAGCCGGGGCAACGATAAGATCGTGCGGGTCAACGCGATTGCGGATTTATTCAGTTCGGGTAAAGTCTGGGCACCGGACACGCGCTGGGCGCGGGAGGTGATTGAGGAGGTCGCGGCCTTCCCGAACGGTGATAATGACGACTTCGTGGATACGACCAGCCAAGCCTTGTTGCGGTTTCGCCAAGGCGGGTTCATTGCTTTGGACTCGGACGAAAAGGACGAGCCATCCCTATTCCGCCGCAGGCGGGCTGCATACTATTAAGGACAAATCATGGCTACCAATATAGACAAGGGCTTGTACGGCGCACCAGTAGGGATCGCGCAGATGGCCGAACAGGAAACGCCGCTGGAGATCGAGGTGGTCGATCCCGAGGAAATGAACATCAAGATGGATGGCATGGAAATCAGCCTTGGCGAAGATGACAGCGAAGGCGAAGAGGACTTTGCCTCCAACCTAGCGGACTTCCTCCCAGACTCTGTATTACAAACCGTAGCTGGCGACCTGTCCTCGGACATTGACAACGACAAGAACTCCCGCAAGGAGTGGGAGAAGGGCATCGTCGAGGGGCTCAAACTGCTGGGCTTGCAGATCGAGGAGCGCACGGAGCCATGGGATGGCGCTTGCGGCGTGTTCCACCCCCTGATTACCGAGGCCGTTGTACGCTTTCAGGCTGAGATGATTACCGAGACGTTCCCGGCTAGCGGCCCGGTGCGTACCAAGATTTTGGGTTTTGAGAACCAGCAGATCCGCGAGGCTGCGGCCAACGTTGAAGATGACATGAACTATGACCTGACCGAGGTCATGAAGGAGTTCCGCCCGGAGCACGAGCGTCTGGCGTGGAACCTGCCCAGCGCGGGATCGGGGTTTAAAAAGGTCTACTACGACCCGTCGCTTGGTCGGCCCGTCTCTATGTTTGTCCCAGCCGAGGACATTATCCTGCCCTATGGCACCACGGATTTGGACACCTGCCGCCGCCTGACGCACGTCATGCGCAAGACCAAGAACGAGATCCTCAAGCTACAAGCTGCTGGGTTCTACTGTGACTGCGACCTGCCAGACCCACCGCGTGACCGGGACGATATCAAGAAGGCCAAGGACAAGGAGACTGGGTTCAGCGATATTAACGACGACCGTTATGTGTTGCTGGAATGCCACGTTGACTTGGATCTGGAAGGATTTGAGGACAAGGGCGACGATGACGAAGAGACCGGCATCGCGCTTCCCTACGTAGTAACCCTAATAAAAGGTACCAACACGGTACTGTCCATTCGCCGCAACTGGAAGGAAGACGATGACCTCAAGCTCAAACGCCAACACTTCGTCCACTACCAGTACATCCCGGGCTTCGGCGCGTACGGTTTCGGCCTCTTCCACCTCATTGGTGGATTTGCTAAGTCGGCTACAAGCATCATGCGACAACTTGTCGATGCCGGGACGCTCAGCAATCTCCCCGGAGGGCTTAAATCGCGTGGACTACGCATTAAGGGGGATGATACGCCAATCGCTCCGGGAGAGTTCCGCGACGTAGACGTTGCCAGCGGCAGCATCCGGGACTCCATCCTCCCCCTACCATATAAAGAACCGTCACAAGTTTTGTACCAGTTGCTGGGCAACATTGTGGACGAGGGCCGCAGATTTGCCGCCACTGCTGATACTAATATGAGCGACATGGGCGCAGCAGGTGCGCCTGTGGGCACGACTCTGGCCCTGCTGGAGCGCCAGCTCAAGGTTATGACCGCAGTGCAAGCCCGTGTGCACTTCGCGCTCAAGGAAGAACTCAAGCTGCTCAAGGAACTGATCCGCGACAACACCGCGCCTGAGTACGCCTTTGACCCTGAGTATGGCAACCGTAAAGCCAAGAAGGCTGACTACGACTTGGTGGACATCATCCCCGTCTCCGATCCTAACGCGGCCACCATGAGCCAGCGGGTTGTGCAGTACCAAGCCGTCATCCAGATGGCCCAAATGGCTCCGCAGATCTACGACCTGCCCGAGCTGCACCGCGCCATGCTCAACGTCATGGGAATCAAAAACGCCGAGAAGCTGGTGCCGGTCGAGGACGACTACAAGCCCAAGGATCCGGTCACAGAGAACCAAGCCATCCTCAAGGCCAAGCCGGTCAAAGCGTTCCTGTACCAAGACCACGCGGCCCACATCGCCGTCCATCAGTTCATGCTCAACGACCCGCTGATTCAGCAACAGATGGGCCAAAACCCGCAGGCACCCATGCTCTTGCAGTCAGCGATGTCCCACATCGCCGAGCACGTTGGCTTCCAAATGCGCCAGAACGTCGAAAAGCAGTTGGGCGTTGCCCTGCCGCCAGAGGACGAGGATCTGCCGCCAGAAGTCGAATTGGCTCTGTCCACCATGATGGCCCAAGCAGCGCAACAACAGCTCATGCAAGATCAAGCCCAAGCTGCCCAGAAGCAGGCACAACAGCAAGCTCAAGACCCACTGGTGCAGATGCAGCAGCAAGAGTTGCAAATCAAGCAGGAAGACCTCAAGCTCAAGGCGACCAAGCTGGCCGCAGACATGGCGCACAAGGCCGACCAGCTCAAGCTGGAGCAGCAGAAGATCTCTGGCAACCTACAGCTGGGCTCAATGAAAGTCGGAGCTGAGATCAAAAAGCAACGGGCCGATATGGCCGCAACCCAGCAACGGGAAGGTGTCCGCATGGGCATCGACATTGCACGGAGCAAAGCACAGGACGAAGCCGCCCTGCGAAAAGACGCTTTGCAACACATTGCAACTTTTAAGAAAGGCGAACCTAGCCAATGATCCAACAATTCGCAAACGTATTGCGCGACCAAATACGTAAGGACATGAACAACTACGCTGACGACTTGGCGGGAGGGGTGTGTCGAACTTTTGATGAGTATCAAAAACTCTGCGGCGTTATTCAGGGTCTAGCCGTTGCAGAGCGTTATGTCATTGACCTTGCAGAGAAAGTCGAAAAATCAGATGAGTAATATCATTTTGCCACCCGGTATGAGTCTTCCGCCCGGTATCCAGCCACAGGATAAACCGCAAGACGACGCTACTGCTGAAGAAAAAGGCACCATGCTTCCTGAGCCGACAGGCTACAAGTTGCTGTGTGTTCTGCCCGAAGTATCGACAAAGCTGTCCGGTACCGAGCTTGATCTTGAGCGCCCCGATACCTACATCCGTCAGGAAGAACACGCGACCACCGTGCTGTTTGTCTTGAAGGTAGGCCCCGATGCGTATAAAGATCCCGCCAAGTTCCCTAGCGGCCCTTGGTGCAAACCCGGAGACTTTGTGGTGACACGTACATATTCTGGTACGCGCCTCAAGATTTACGGCAAAGAGTTCCGCCTCATCAATGACGATCAAGTCGATGCGGTGGTGGACGACCCACGCGGAATTACCCGCGCATAAGGAGTAGACATGCAAGAGTTTAAATTTCCCGACGAGGTGGACAACACCAACATCGAAGTAGATGATGGCGCTGGAATCGAAATCGAAGTTGAAGACGATACCCCCGAAAGGGACAGAGGCCGCAAGCCATTAAGCCACGAAGTAGCCGACCCAACGGACGAAGAAATTGAGTCGTACTCGGACAAGGTAAAGAACCGCATCAAGGAACTGACCCACGCCCGGCACGACGAGCGCCGCAGCAAGGAGGCCGTCCTGCGAGAGAAACAGGAGCTTGAGCGCCTTGCCCAACAGCTTATTGCCGAAAACAAGAACTTGAAGACAAACGTTAACAAGGGGCAGGAAGCAGTAATAGAAGCGGCTAAAGAAAAAGCACAGGCGGAGTTAGACAAAGCCCGCCGGAAACTGCGTGAAGCGCAGGAATCCTTTAATACAGACGACATTATTTACCACCAAGAAGCGGTAATGGATGCCAAACTCAAGCTTGAACAGGTAAAAAATTATCGTCCAACCCCTTTACAAGACGACGATTTTGCTGTACAAACGCAACAAATCGCTCCCCAAACGGCACAACCGGACGAAAAATCACTGCGCTGGCAGGCAAAAAACCAGTGGTTCGGTGCCCCGGGGTTCGAGGAATACACCAGCTACGCACTAGGGCTGCATAAGAAGCTAGTCACCTCAGGTATAAACCCGAGCAGCGATGAGTATTTCGAGCAAATCAATGCTCGCGTGAAGTCAGCGTTCCCCGAATTATTCGGAGCCGTTGAAAGCAAATCTTCGGCTACAGCCGCTAAAAGACCGTCAACGGTAGTTGCTTCAGCGTCGCGTTCAACCGCGACAGGAAAGATCAAGCTGACTACAACGCAAATGGCGTTGGCAAAGAAGTTTGGTTTAACCCCGCAGCAGTATGCTGCTCAAGTAATGAAATTGGAGGCTTAATATGGCTGAAAACCGCGTAAATCGTGACCTTGTGTCGCGCGAAAAAGAAGTTCGCTATGAGTACAAACCTGCGAGTACTCTGCCTGATCCAACCCCTATTCCGGGTATGTCATTTCGATGGATTGCTACGGCAGTTCTAAGTGTGGCTGATCCGACCAATGTGTCTCGTAAGATGCGCGATGGCTGGGAACCCGTGAAGGCAGTGGATCATCCAGAGTTGATGCTGCAAGGAAACAATAACGGTAATGTTGAAGTGGGCGGTCTGATGTTGTGCAAAATGCCGACAGCTAAAGCCCAAGCAATGACCGATTATTTTGCCAAGCAGAATCAAGCTCAGATGGAATCGGTGGACAACAACTTCATGCGTAATAGTGATCCTCGTATGCCGCTGTTTGCAGACCGTAAATCGTCTTCAACCCGTGGTGCAACATTTGGTTCTGGTTCTAAATAACGGAGTTTTTAAATGGCATATCCTAATGTCCCGGCCCCTTACGGGCTAAAACCGGTCAATTTGATCGGCGGGCAGGTTTTCGCGGGTTCTACTCGCCTCCTGCCTATTCAGTACGGCACTGCTACTAGCATCTACTATGGCGATTTCGTCAAGCTGGTGCGCGGTAACATCCAACGTATGTCGGTTAGCACTGACGGCACCGCCGCCGGTATGGTCGGCATTTTCTTGGGCTGTTCTTACACCAACCCTGTCACCAAGCAATTGACTTTCTCGCAATACTGGCCCGCTAGCACGTTGGCTGGTGACGCGCAGGCAGTCGTTTGTGACGATCCTGACACCGTGTTCAAAGCGGTTGTTTGCTCGTCTGGTACGACAATTGCATCTGGTAGCTACGCCATGATCGGCCAAAACTACTCGATGATTGACAACACCGGTAGCAACACTACTGGCGATTCTGCCAACGCTCTGCTGTACTCGGCTACCCTGACTACTAGCACGTTCCCGTGCCGTGTGGTTGGTATTGTGTCGGATACTGCTTCGTCGGTTAGCGCAACAGGTAGCTCCTCTTCTACAACCATCACCTTGACTGGTTCCGGTTTGCCCAGCGCAATCCTTGCCGGTACAGACGTGTCGTATGTTGCAGGTGGCACCAGCCCCAGCGGTCAAATTATCCGTACTGGATCGTTTGTTACCACGGCAGCGGCAGCAGGCGCAACTTCGGTGACGATTAACGTGGCTACCAGCTCTTTGGGCGGCACTGCTACTACAATCCCCACCGGTTCCACAATCATCTTTACTCAAATTCCCGAAATCTTGGTGAAAATCAACTTCGGCAACCACGAGTATTACACTGCCACCGCAGTCTAAGGAGTAACTTAAAATGGCTATTTCACGCGCACAGCTACTTAAAGAGTTGCTCCCCGGGCTTAACGCCCTGTTTGGTCTTGAGTACGCCCGTTATGGCGAGGAACATAAAGAAATTTATGAAACCGAAACCTCCGAGCGTAGCTTTGAAGAAGAGACCAAGTTGTCTGGTTTTTCTGCTGCACCTGTCAAAGGCGAGGGCTCTGCCATCCAGTATGACAATGCACAGGAAGCATGGACTGCACGCTACAACCACGAGACCATTGCCTTGGGCTTCTCGATCACCGAAGAGGCGATTGAGGACAACCTGTACGACAGCCTGTCTGCTCGTTACACCAAAGGTCTGGCCCGCGCTATGGCGTACACCAAGCAGGTTAAAGCTGCTGCTGTTTTGAACAACGGTTTCTCTGCCCAATACGTTGGCGGCGATGGCGTTTCTCTGTTCAGCACTTCCCACCCGCTGGTCAATGGCGGTACCAACAGCAATACTCCGACTACCCAGTCCGATCTGAACGAGACTTCCTTGGAAGCCGCCGTTATCCAGATCGCCGCTTGGACGGACGAGCGTGGCCTGTTGATCGCTGCTAAGCCTCGCAAGTTGGTGATCCCGACTGCCTTGATGTTCGTTGCTACCCGCCTGCTGGAAACAGAACTGCGCGTTGGTACAAACAACAACGACATCAATGCCTTGAAGAATAACGGTTCGATCCCCGAGGGATACACTGTTAACCACTTCTTGACCGACCCCAACGCTTGGTTCCTGACCACAGACGTACCTAACGGCCTGAAGCACTTCGAGCGCGTCGCCCTGCAAAACAGCATGGACGGCGACTTCGATACCGGCAACGTCCGTTACAAGTCTCGTGAGCGTTACAGCTTCGGCTGGTCTGATCCTCTGGGCATCTACGGCTCGGCTGGTTCTTACTAAGCTAGGGTTTACCCCTGCTGAGAGGGCTCCTTCGGGAGCCCTTTTTTGTTGTATGATCGCGTCGTTGGGAAAGCGGATGCTGTGGTTTAAAACAATTGAGTCTTGAACCCATGCGGCCCACAGTGCAGCGAGTACCAACATCAACACGCATGGGGATTGAGGCAGCTAGAAGCCGTGGGACGCGTTCCGACTTTAAGTGCAGTCCCCAGCCGTGTTGGTGGTTGTCCGGCGGGTTAGCGCCGCCGTTGGAGTTCCATTTCGGATAAATCAGGCTACACTGCTTTATGTGCACAACCACCAACAACCTATATCGCGGAGTGGGAAAGTAGGAATCCGTTCGGCTCATAACCGAAAGATCGCCGGTGCAACCCCGGCCTCCGCAACCATGTAATTTTAAAGTCTGACGTTAAATTTGCATGGTTAAATTCTCAGACATTAGCGCCTTAAAGTGTCATAAATCGTGCATAAGATGTGGTCGCAGCGCCGTGCTGCACCATTTTTACAGGGGTTTATCATGGACTTTAAGTTGACAATTGATTTGGGTTGGGGCGAAAGCGTTGAGTTTTCTACCACTGAGTTTTGGAAGACCGTGGCTATGGTCGGCTTTGTTGAGCGCATGGAAGGCATTGACGATGAAGTAGCCGAGGACGACGAGGAAGAGTACGTGTACGACGACGAAGGCAATGCGTACTGGCTGGACGAGGAGAACGACGTTTGGTATATGTATGACGCTGACGAAGATGACTGGGTTGAAATCGACGTTGAGGAAGACGAGGAGTCTGCTGACGAAGAGGAAGAAGTCGCTGCGTAATTGGGTACGATCCTACCCAGACTGGGGGGCTTCGGCCCCCTTTTTCTTTGCTGCGCGTTCGTCGTGGTGGTGGATTCGGTGACAGTTAGCACAGAAGACTATGCACTTTTCGGCTTCTTTGCGGGCTTTTTTGTACCGGCCATTTTGTACCAGCTTGTGGACACTGAATTCTTTTGTGCCGGGTGGGTGGTGGAAATCTAAAACGGCGGGGTGTGATATCCCACATTGGGTACACATCAGGGTTGCTTTGAATTCGTTCCATTTTTCCCTACCCACCTTCCTGCCTGCCTTTGTCCTTACTTTTTGGGCCGCGCTGTTGGCGGCGTAGTGCTTGGCTGAGTACTCTTTAGCCTTTTCCTTGCGTTTTGCTGGATCTTTGTACGGCATATTGACACTACCTGAAAATAGTGTATATTAACCCCCATCTGGGTGATTACCGTTACCGGACTGCCCCAGCAGATGATGCAACAATTGGTAACGGAACTTTTGCATAAGGACTTTTTGTCATGGCACGTTCCACATTTGAAGGCCCGGTTCTCGCGGGCGATAACCGTTTTGGCCCCCTGCGTAACGTAGGTTACTCTGAGTTGGTTCAAGACGCTTACATTGACCTTTCCAATAGCACTTCGGGCACCAACGGCTATGCCGGTGGCTCAGGTCAGTTTGTGTACTCCAACGGTATTCCTAATCTCCCCACCCAGCTTTACACACCGTCTACCGCCTATCCGGCCACAACGGCAACCCCCGCCGCAGACGTGAGCACCCAAGTTTACCGTGGCGCAGTTTTCTATCTGCCCACAGGTTGCACGATTCAAGACATTACCATTGATTACATCTTGGCAATCACCGGCGAAAGCGGAGCCACTCTGTCTGACGTAAGCGTGTTTGTGTCGAACGGCGTGACTTTGGCTGCTGGCACCCCCACCTACGGAACTGTTCAACTGGGAACTACAACTGTTGGCACCGCCGGTCGTAAGTCAATTACATACTCGGCAACTCAGTTGACTAACCTGCTGGCTACTACGACTGACATCGTTGTTGGTAATGGCATACCCCCGCTGTCGCAAGTTGTGTTTACTTTGTCGATCACCGGCACATCCGTGGCAGCTCCTACCGGCGGTAAGTTCAACTTTTCGTTGCGCTATACCCAGCCGGACAACAACATCGGTTCTACGACTGCTTACCCCTACGGTAACTTCGACTAATTGATTGCTAGGGGGCTTCGGCCCCCGACTTTTAAGGAGTAATCAATCATGATGCAGACCGACGTAAAGTCGTTTCACGTTCAGACCAGCGCCTCTAGCGTAGGAACCACCACGCGCTGCCGTTTAAAAGGCGCGGTTGTTTCAAATACCACTTCTGGCACACCGGCAAACATATATTTTGCCAATAACGTGTCATTGGCTGGCACATACAGCATTTCAACAACTACCGTCACGGTTACTGTTGCTGCTGGACATGGGCTTGCCACTGGCGCTAGAGTGTTTTTGGACTACACATCTGGGAATGGTACGGACAATATTTACACTATCACCGTAACCGGCCCAACCACATTTACTGCAACTGTGCCATCTTCATCAGGAACCGGTAATGTGTCCGTATACGCCCAAGCGTTGATGGAAATTGACATCACTAACAGTGTGCCAGTCAACGTCATTATTCCCGGTGAAGGCATTTTGGCCACTGATGGTATTTATGTAGGCGTTCCGGCCAACATTGCTGCTACGGTGTTTTATGGCTAAGTCACCAGCATGGCAACGCAAAGAGGGCAAGTCGGAGAAGGGTGGCCTAAACGCCAAGGGGCGGGCCTCTGCCAAAAAGCAAGGGATGAATTTGAAACCTCCCCAGCCCGAAGGCGGCAGCAGGCGCGACTCTTTCTGCGCAAGGATGAGTGGGATGAAGAAAAAACTTACCAGCGAGAAGACGGCCAAAGATCCGAATTCGCGTATAAACAAGAGCCTTCGGGCTTGGAATTGCTGAGGTAGTATATGAACGAACACTCCACGGCCATGAAAGACGTCCTAGACATCTTGGCAATATTCTCAACCATTGGTTCATTTTTGGAAGTGATATCACCTGTGTTTGGACTTATTGGCGCGATTGTCGGCGTGATGCGTATCGTTGAGATGGCAACAGGCAAATCATTTTCCGAAGTCATTGGACAAAAGAAGGCCGACGATGCCGTCGACAAGTAAGAAGCAACACAACCTGATGGCCGCAGTGGCCAAAAACCCTGCATTTGCCAAGAAGGTTGGGATCAAGCAAAGCGTCGGGGAGGACTTCCTCCAAGCCGACAAAGGCAAGAAGTTTAGGTCAGGTGGCTACACTCGGCCTAGTTTAGAAGGCGTTAACCGGCCAAAGACCGATCACGGTCAAGAGGCCTTATTTGCAAAAGGTGGACTTATGGCAACGAAAAAAATGGCAGCAGACAGCAAATCAATGGGCGCAGTTAAGACCGCAGCCCCCAGCCGTGACGGTATTGCCGAGCGCGGCAAGACCCGTGGAATGATGCCCAAGATGGCTGGTTCCGACACTGGTATGAAACGCGGCGGCAAAGTCCGCAAATAAGGAGCAACCATGAAAAACGATCATCCTCCACTGATGAAAGAGCCGACTCCTGCGCACAAGATGCACAACGAGCACGTGATGCAACACGCCGCAGGGCACAAGCACCACAACGATTTCATGCGCCCCCACGCCGCCGACCACAAGATGTTTGCAGATCAGGTCAAAGCAATGTGCGGTGGCGGCATGACCCGCAAGTAAAAGCACCATGATGGCCAGCCGTGGAATGGGGGACGTCAATCCCTCAAAAATGCCCAAGGGCAAGCGCGTCGCTCGCCGTGACGATACTGACTTTGAGCAGTTTGCCAAAGGTGGCAAAGTGTGGGACAAGCCGAGACCTAAAAATCTCGGTGCGCCAAAAGCGCTGCCACCGGCAAAGAAAGCCAAAGCTAAAGCCACCGCTAAAGCTGCCCGTCGCCCATACCCAAACCTTGTTGACAACATTAGGGCCGCAAAATGACAACCTCCGGGGCTGCTGCGTTCAATATTGACCTCACGGAAATTGTTGAGGAAGCGTATGAGCGCGCTGGCTCGGAGCTGCGCACCGGCTATGACCTGCGTACAGCACGTCGGTCTTTAAACCTTTTGTTTGCGGATTGGGCCAACCGTGGCATCAACATGTGGACGTTTGAACAGCAGACGATCACTTTGGTGCAGGGGCAACCCACTTACGCACTACCAGACGACACCGTGGACTTGCTTGAGCACGTCATCCGCACCCAAGCCAATGTCCCAAACAATCAAGCTGACCTAACTATTACTCGGATCAGCGTTTCTACCTACGCTACGATTCCCAACAAACTGGTGCAGGCCCGGCCAATTCAGGTTTGGATTCAGCGCCTGACTGCGCAGGACTCGATTTTGCCGGTGAGCTTGCAGGCAGGCATCACGGCCACGACCACCCAAATCCCGGTGACTTCCCTCTCCGGCGTGCCCACAGCCGGGTTTGTGACGATTGACTCTGAGCTAATTGGGTTTAACGAAACCCAAGCGGCCACTTCCACAACCCCGGCCTATTTGCTCAACTGCACACGGGGCCAAGGGACAACGACAGCGGCATCGCACAATATCAGCTCGGTGTTAACCCTGTCCCAGAAAAATAGCATCACCGTCTGGCCAACGCCGGACGGCTCCACCACATACCAATTCGTGTACTGGCGGCTGCGCCGCATGCAAGACGCAGGTACTGGCGTCAACGTCATGGATGTGCCGTTCCGGTTCATTACCGCGATGGTGGCCGGGCTTGCCTATTACATGGCGCTCAAGATCCCAAACTCGATGGATCGCCTGCCGGTTTTGAAAGCCCAGTACGACGAGGCTTGGCAGTTGGCGTCTGACGAAGACCGGGAAAAAGCATCTGTGCGGTTTGTGCCGCGCCGTATGTACATCGGATCGGGCGGATAATATGGGTAATAGGTTCGCATCCGGCAAGAATTCAATCGCCGAATGCGATCGGTGTGGATTCCGCTTTAAGCTGACGGAGCTGAAAAAAGAGATAATTAAGACCAAGTTGTACAACCTATTGGTCTGCCCAGAGTGCTGGGATCCCGATCAGCCGCAGTTGCAGTTGGGTATGTACCCAGTAGATGACCCGCAGGCAGTTCGCAACCCGCGTCCTGATCGCAGCTACACGCAGTCGGGCGTGGACTATTTAGGATTCCCGGGCGGCGGGTCGCGGGATATTCAGTGGGGCTGGAACCCAATTGGGGGAGCTAGCAGTTTTGATTCCGTATTGACACCAAACAACTTGGTTTTACGCGGAAGTATTGGTACAGTTACGGTATCGGCAACATAGGAGTTTATTATGGCCAAGAAAGAAATGGGCGAGTCCAAGTCTGAGCAAAAGCGCGAAGAAAAGATGGACAAAAAGCAAGACGTCGCTATGATTAAGAAGGCTTTTAAGGAGCATGACTCCCAAGAGCATAAAGGCGGCAAAGGCACCAAGATCGTTCTGAAAAAGGGCGGGCTTGATCGCATGGCCAAAGGTGGCGTTACTGGTATGTCGATGAAATCTATGGGCCGCAATATGGCTCGTGCTGCCAATCAGCGCGGTTCTTCAAGGGGCAAATAATGGCTACGTTCAGTTCCAAAAGCATGGGCAAAGAAAACGGGCCAGCGTCCGTTTACGCCCAGCCACACAACTCTAAAGGCCAAGCTGTTGACGGCAGTACTCCGCGCAAGGAGTACATGACCAAGAAGGTGGCTGACCAAGTGAGCTTGGAAGATCCAGTGCCCAACGGCATGAGCATTGGCATCAACGACAAAGTTGAAACATCCGGCATCAAGATGCGCGGCACCGGTGCCGCTACCAAAGGACTGATGTCCAGAGGCCCAATGGCATGAATTACGCGCAGCTTGTTCAGCTTGTACAGGACTACACTCAGAACTCTGAGTCTACGTTTGTTGCCGACATTCCTACGTTTGTCCAGCAGGCTGAGCAGCGCGTATTCAACTCCATCCAGTTCCCCGCACTTCGCAAGAACGTTACAGGGGTAGCATCAAGTAATAACAAGTACATTGCCTGCCCCGCAGATTTTTTAGCTGTTTACTCGCTTGCGCTTATTAACCAGTCCACCGGGGTGTACAGCTATTTGCTGGACAAGGACGTCAACTTCATGCGCGAGGCGTACCCCGATCCCTCGATCAAAGGTACACCCAAGTACTACGGCATTTTTGGCCCGCAAACTTCGTTACCCAACGAGCTGACTTTTATTGTTGGCCCCACGCCGGAAACCAATTACGGTCTTGAACTGCACTACTTCTTTTACCCAGCATCAATTGTGCAGGGGATTGTTACTGCACTGGGTACGGCCTCTGCCTCTGGCTCATTTACCAACGGCACCTACTACAACGTAGCTTTGACTGGCGGATCCGGCACAGGCGCTACGGCTACAGTAGTTGTTGCATCCAATACGGTGTCCTCTGTAACTATTGCCAACGGCGGATCTTTTTACAAAGTTGGGGATACATTAACAGCGCCAATTGCCAGCATCGGTGGTACGGGCGTTTCCTGTACAGCAAATGTCACAACGGTTAATAACCCCGACGGCACTTCATGGCTGGGCGACAATTTTGATTCTGTACTGTTGTACGGAACTTTGCTGGAGGCTTACACCTTTATGAAGGGTGAGGCTGATATGTTGCAACTGTACCAAGGTCGGTACACCGAAGCACTGGCTCTGGCCAAACGTTTGGGTGATGGCATGGAGCGCACCGACGCCTACCGCACGGGACAAACTAGGGTGGCCATACCATGAGCATCGTCCAAGGACAGACCACCAGTTTCAAGTACCAGCTGTTCCAAGGTACACAGAACTTCACGACGGACACGTTTTACATGGCGCTGTATAACGGCAATGCCAACCTGAACCTGACGACAACGGCGTACAGCTCGACCAACGAGGTTACGGGAACCGGGTACACCGCAGGGGGCCAAGCCCTTACCGGAGTGACCTTGAACTATGACGCTACTAACAGCGTTGTGTACGTTAACTTTGACAGTGTTATTTGGAACCCAGCAAACTTCATTACGCGCTGCGCACTAATTTACAATGCAAGCCGGGCAAACGCCTCAGTAGCAGTGATTGATTTTGGTGCAGATAAATCTTGCACAAACACGTTTACTGTGACCATGCCCAGTAATACTTACTCAACTGCACTAATTCGTTCCCAATAAGGAGTCCTCATGTCCCACGACAAAATCATTGCGACTGACAAAGCTGAAGCAGTCACCAAGTACAACACTATGCCAGAGGACTCCATGTCTATCCACGGTACTTACCACGCTGTTTGCTACGATATCGCGGGTAATATCAAGTGGGAGGATGATATTGAGAACCTTGTTACTACTGTTGGCAAAAACTCCACCTTGGACACTATCCTCGGTAACACGGCCGCTGGTGCAGTAGTCATGGGCCTCAAAGGAACCGGTACGGCGGTGGTTGCAGATACGCAAGCATCCCATTCAAGCTGGCTGGAAGTTGGTCTGGCAAACGCCCCTACATACTCCGGTAACCGCCCAACCCCTTCGTTTAGCGCAGCATCGGCTGGCAGCAAGACAACTTCTTCGGCGGTGTCTTTCTCCATGACCGGCACTGGAACAGTAGCAGGGTGCTTCATCAACATTGGTGGAAGCTCTACCAAGGACAGCACAACTGGTGTCTTGTTCTCTGCAGGGGACTTTTCTAGTTCCAAGTCTGTGGTTAATGGCGATACCATCGCGGTAACCTATACGGCTACCCTGACCTAATATGGCAACCGGCTGGGGTGTAAACGCTTGGGGTGGTGGCTACTGGGGTGGCGGGGATGTCTATGCAGACAGCGTAACCGAAACAGTAGCAATTACATCCACCGAGGCCGCAACAGCGGCCTTTGGCGTTTCCATCACAGAGACAGCGGCAACAGCCACAACCCAAGCAGTAGCAGCCACATTTGCAGTCAGCCAGACAGAAACTGCGGCAACATCAACTACTGAAGCGGTAGCGGCTACATTTGCCAAGTCGGTTACAGAAACAGCAGCGCTGACGGACTCCAACACGGCGACGACAAGTTACTCTGCATCTGTCGCAGAAACAGCATTAATAACCACAGTCGAATCCGCAACTGCCAACTTCCCTGTGTCTGTTACGGAAACGGCGGCAATCACGGACGTTCAAACTGCGGTAGCCAACTTTGTCGCCAGCGTCACTGAGTCGGTGGCCTTGGCAGAAACCCAAGTTGCCACACTGATAATGACCATCACGGAGTCGATGGCAATTGCGGATAGCACAACAGTTGGGACGTACTACACAGAGTTCCTTTATGAGTCCACGGCAATATCGGATTCCAACACAGCCACAACCGGTTATCGTGTCAGCAGGACAGAGACAATGGCAATTACGTCTACCGAGTCAGGGCGTAATTTGTGGGAAGTAATAGATGACAGCCAGACCCCAAGCTGGCAAAATATAGGTAATACCCAGACACCGGGGTGGACGGCTATTACAAATACCGAAACCCCAAATTGGACAGCAATTCCTACTTCTTAGGAGCTTTTTAATGGCAAATACATCCCTTATTGGCTTAACGCTACCTGTACAGGGAACCCTGTCTGGTACATGGGGCGACACTGTAAATAACGCAATCTCACAAATTGTTGATGCTGCGGTTGCGGGCACGCAGACTATCTCCACCGATGCAGATATTACTCTGACGCTGACAACAGGAAGCGCATCCAGCACGGGCCTGACAGCAAATAGCTCCCAGTACGCAGTTATCTTGTGGACAGCAGGCGGCACAGCTACCCGCACTATTACCGTCCCCGCGCAGTCTAAAACTTACGTTGTCATCAACAAAACGTCTAGCACGCAGTCAATCATCATTCAAGGTGCAACAGGCACGGGCGTTACTGTAGCGGCGGGTACACGGGCCATCGTGGCTTGGGATGGCGTTAACTTTGTAAACGTGGGTGGCGGCTCTGCTGCTGGCTCCAACACGCAGGTACAGTTCAACAGTTCTGGTGCATTTGGCGCTTCTTCTGCTTTGACTTGGGATGGCACATCGCTGTCTGCGACTAAGTTTGCAGGTGCTTTAAACGGCACAGTGGGCGCTACAACCCCGGCAGCAGGCGCGTTTACAACGGTGTCTGCCTCTACCCCAATTACAGTAGCCTCTGGCGGTTCTGGTGCTGGATCATTTACAGCAAATAATGTACTGCTCGGCAACGGAACTTCCACCTTCCAAGTGGTAGCTCCCGGCACAACCGGTAACGTTTTGGTGTCCAACGGCACAACATGGACATCAGCAGCACCCGCAGCCTCTGGCGTATCCCAAGCCAAGGCCACAATGATCTCTTTCATCTTCGGCTTCTAAGGAGCAAACATGGCAAACCCAAACTTACTAGCCGCGACAACAGCTTCCGGCACCACGACCTACTACACCCCCGGCGGCACGACTGCGGTTGTTCTTTTGGCTAATGCTGCTTCTAGCGGTCAGGTCTACAAGATCAACCAGATTGTTGCTGCTAACGTCAATGGTTCCTCTGCTGTAAACGCAACAGTGTCTATCTACACCAACGGCGCGGTAGCTCAAGGCTCTGCACCTAGCGGCGGTACGGCTTACCCCATCATCTCTACTATCTCTGTACCAGCCAGCGCATCCTTGATTGCGGTGGACAAGACTACGGCGATATACCTGATGGAGGGTACGTCGATCACCGTTACCAGCGGCACGGCAAGTGGTATCACCTACACAATCAGCTACGAAGTAGTAAGCTAAGGTAGAACAGTATGTCTTTACGACAAATGTTCCAAGGTAGTATTGTGAAGCCGGGGTTCAATCCTCTGGGGACACAAACGACCACGACTACTTATTTCCCGTATTTGTATAGCTGGGGATCTGGCTCTGGCGGAGCGCTTGGTTTAAGCAGTACAACCAATTATTCTTCCCCTGTTCAAGTTGGGTCTTTATACACTTGGAGTAAAGTTAAGGCAGCTTACAACAGCGTAGCAGCAATTAAAACTGATGGCACATTATGGACTTGGGGATATAACGGTTATGGGCAGCTTGGTTTAGGAAATACATCAAGCTATTCATCACCTAAACAAGTTGGATCTTTAACTAACTGGAATACTGTTAGTTCAGGTCGTTATCATTTTATTTTTACAAAAACAGATGGTACTATTTGGGGAGTAGGAAACAACGCCCAAGGATGTTTGGGGTTAGGCGATACAACATATCGCTCCTCTCCTGCGCAAATCGGTGCTTTAACTACTTGGAAAAATACAGGTTGCACTGCTTATGCAACATTTGCTATTAAAACAGATGGCACATTATGGGCGTGGGGTTCTGGTTATGTAGGCCAACTTGGCTTAGGTAATACAACGTACTATTCTTCGCCTAAACAAGTTGGCGCACTGACCAACTGGTCTATTGTTGGCGGTACTTATGCGTCTACATTTGCAGTTAAAACTGATGGAACTTTATGGACTTGGGGTAGAAATAGCGCGGGTAATTTGGGTTTAGGGAATACAACGTACTATTCGTCCCCAAAGCAAGTTGGGGCTTTGACTAATTGGGTTTCTGTAAAAGGCGGAAACAGCGCGATGTATTCCATCAAAGCAGATGGAACTTTATGGGCTTGGGGAGAAGGAAGCCAAGGCGCTTTAGGTATGGGCAACCAAACAAGTTATAGCTCCCCCAAACAACTTGGCGCTTTAACCAACTGGTCTTCAGTGAGCGGAGGCGGGAGTATGGCATTAGCAACACAAACAAACGGTACACTTTGGTCTTGGGGTTATAACGCCAGTGGACAACTTGGCCTTGGTACATCAGGATCTGGAACATATAAATCTTCACCCAATCAAGTCGGATCTTTAACAACTTGGATAAATGTTGCTGCTGGTCAATACTTTAGCACTGCATTACTTTATTAATATGCCAGTCACTACAACAGTCACAGGGGTTCAATACTCAGGCATCTGGACAATGCAGCAGGTAAATGCTGCCATTGCGGCGGGGACTTGGCCTGTTGCGGGCGCTGGTTACCTTTATTCGTGGGGAAAAAATTTTAGCGGTCAACTCGGCTTAAGCAACACCACCAATTACTCTTCTCCAAAGCAAGTTGGATTACTGGCTACTTGGTTAAAATTATCTAATAGTGGAAATAGTGCCCTTTCTATTAAAGGAGATAATACGCTTTGGGCTTGGGGTAAAAATGATTTTGGACAATTAGGTTTAGGAAACACTACTAATTACTCTTCTCCTAAACAAATAGGAAGTCTATCAAATTGGTTATCAATTACAAATTGTTATATTTCATCTTTAGCGATAAAAAATGACGGTACGCTTTGGGCTTGGGGTAAAAATGATTTTGGACAGTTAGGCTTAGGAAACACAACTAATTATTCATCTCCAAAACAAGTGGGCGCACTTACCACTTGGTTACTAATTTCGGGTGGAAATTATCATGTTGGAGCTATTAAAACTGATGGAAGTCTTTGGTCTTGGGGGAGAGGTACAGATGGTAGATTAGGTTTAAACAACGCTACTTACTACTCTTCACCTAAACAAGTAGGTGCTTTAACTACTTGGTCTAATATTTCTTGCGGTAGAAATTTTACTCTAGCTATTAAAACAGATGGCACACTTTGGGCATGGGGTAATAACCTTAATGGTCAGTTAGGTCTTGGCAATCTCACGTACTATTCATCCCCTAAACAAGTAGGAATTCTTACTAATTGGTCAAATATAAATAATAAATTTGCTATTTACTCGTTAGCTGTTAAAACAGATAAAACTCTTTGGAGTTGGGGGCAAAATGCTAGTGGTCAACTTGGCTTAGGAAACACCACTTATTATTCCAGCCCTAAACAAGTAGGCGCACTTACTACTTGGAATTCTATAATAATTTCTTCAGGGGCTTCTTTGGCTATTAAAACTAATAATACTCTTTGGGCGTGGGGGCCAAGTACTTATGGAATATTAGGCCTTAATAATGCTACTGCCTACTCATCACCAAAACAAGTTGGTTCTTTAACTACTTGGCTTACCGTTGCTGGCGGTGGGTACACCGCTTTAGCAATTGCAACCACTTAATTTCAAAGCACATGAACAAAACACTGCACTTCCTCTCTGGCATCCCTCGCTCTGGCTCGACAGTCCTTGCGGCTATTTTGAACCAGAACCCAATGACCCATGTGTCCACCACATCTGGTCTGGTTCATGCGCTGGATGGCTTGGCAAACACTTGGCACTCTGCTGGCCTCTTAAATGAGAATGACCCAGAGCGTAAGAAGCTGGCCCAGACCATGCGCGGGGCCATTGATGCGTTCTACGAGGACACCGACAAGCCCGTCATCATCGACAAGTCCCGTGGCTGGCCCATTGCACAGATCATGGGCGCTATGGCCCAAGTGCTGGATCGTCCTCCCAAGATCATTGCCACCGTCCGCTCCGTGCCTGACTGCGCTGCATCGTTTATCCGTGTAGCCAAGCCAGCCGACTTGGATGAGTTCATGCACACTGGTCAGCTAATGGATCACCTACGGGCTGCTTACATCTCCCTGCAAAACGGCTTTGAGTACGCACCAGAGAACTTCCTGTTTGTGGAGTACGAAGACCTGCTGGCAGACCCCAAAGGACAATTGGCCCGTATCCACGAGTTCTTGGAGCTACCAGCGTTTGAGTACGACTTCAACAACATCGACGGCTCCACGGTAGCAGAGGACGATGAGCAGTTGCACGGTCATGCGGGTATGCACGATGTCAAACCTGTACTCGCCGCCCAACACAAACAAGACCCCCGTGAGCTACTGAAGTCCCACTACGGCACGTTCTGCCAGCCTGAGTTCTGGCTTGAGCGCCCACGCACAGTACCTGAGTTGCACGATCTTGACCTCATGCTGGCGGCATCCACCACTGGTGACTTTGCTGAAGGCTGGCGCATTGCCCAGAAACTGGAGGCAGAGGAGCCAAACAACCATCGCGCTGCTTACAACCGTGGCTGGTACTACCTGCGCCAAAGTCAGATCCAAAAGGGCTACCAGTTGATGGACAGAGGCCGTATTGCTGGTGTGTTCGGCAACAAGCACCCAGATGTACCCACACCGCAGTGGGATGGCAAGACCAAGGGAACAATCCTGCTGTACTTGGAAGGCGGCTTGGGTGACCAGATCCATCAGGTGCGCTATGCCAAGATGATCGCTGATCGCGGCTGCAAGGTAATCGTGTCCTGCTCTGGCCCGCTGGCAAGCCTGTTTGTCGGCGTTGAAGGTGTTTCTTCTGTCATCCAGCACGAGGCAGTGTTTGGCATCTACCACGACTCATGGGTGGCTGGTATGTCTGCCGTAGTCCCACTGGGGCTGGAGCTTGCTGATCTGTCTGGTGCGCCGTACATCTCCAAGCCTGTGACCATCAAGGGACGCAAGAAGCGTATCGGTCTGCGCTGGCAGGGCAACAGCAAGTTTGAGCATGAGCATCACAAGAAGTTCCCCTACGAGTTGATGTTTGACGCAGTTAAGGACAGCGACTACGAGTTCATCAGCTTGCAGCGCGACGAGGGCGCAGAGGCCACACCGCCTTGGGTCAAACAAGTTCCTCTGAACACATGGGAAGACACACGGGCAGCAGCGGCAAGCTGTGATCTAGTGATATCGTCTTGCACCAGCGTGAGCCATATTGCGGCTGCGATGGGCATTGAGACATGGGTAATCACGCCGATCATGCCGTACTTCCTTTATGCCCTTGACGGCGACAAGACCCCCTACTATGATTCCATGCGCCTGTTCAGGCAAGAGGTGTTTGGTGACTGGTCTGCACCCTTTGACCAAATCAAAGCACGGTTGGGTGAGAAGCCATTACTTAGGAGCGTAGCGTGAGCTTCAGATATGCCGCTGGGATCAACAAGCCGGGGTACAACCCGCTGGCTGCGCCTACTTACACTTACAACCTATTTGCTTGGGGTTCTAATAACTCTGGTCAACTTGGACTTGGCAACACAACAACATATTCATCCCCCAAACAAGTTGGATCATTAATTACTTGGGCTTCATTAGGCGGTGGAACTGGTATAGGATTTGCAATAAAAACCGATGGTACTCTTTGGGCTTGGGGGTTTAACTCATCAGGCGAACTTGGTCTTGGTAACACTACCAATTATTCATCTCCAAAACAAGTTGGCGCACTTACCAATTGGTCAAATATTAGTTCTGGTGGAGAAAGCACTCTTGCTGTAAAAACAGATGGAACTTTATGGTCTTGGGGATATAACGGGTTTGGTACTTTAGGTTTAAGTAATGTAACTGACTATTCTTCTCCTAAACAAGTAGGGTCGCTTACCACTTGGAAAAAAGTTTACGTTACCCCCCAACAAGGTGCAGCAGCCATTAAAACAGATGGCACATTATGGACTTGGGGAAGAAATAACTACGGTCAATTAGGGTTAGGTAATACAACTTATTACTCTTCACCAAAACAAGTTGGCGCTTTAACTACTTGGCTTGCAGTAACGGGAGCATATTTTTCAATGTTGGCGGTAAAGACCGATGGAACTTTATGGTCTTGGGGATTAAATAATACTGGAATGCTCGGTCTTAACAATACGACTTATTACTCCTCTCCAAAACAAGTTGGAGCTTTAACTAACTGGTCAAAAGTTTTAGGAAATAATGGGGGAGATTGCGGAAATACTGGAGCAGTAAAAACCGACGGCACACTGTGGATGTGGGGTAAAAACAATTACGGTCAACTTGGACTTGGTAATACAACCAATTACTCTTCACCAAAACAAGTCGGATCGTTAACAAATTGGTCTTTGGGTGTTATTACCAATAACAGCACTGCTGTTATTAAAACAGATGGAACTTTTTGGACATGGGGCAGAAATAATGCTGGACAACTTGGTTTAGGTTCAGGCGCTGGAGATAGATCATCACCAACGCAGTTAGGCTCTAGCTCTCCTTGGCTTGCTGTAGCTGCCACATACAGTTCCTTTATTGCGCTAGGATAAATCATGGCAACAGCATCAAGCGTTCAATACTCAGGCATCTGGAACCTCAGCAGCCAAGCCAATGCTAAAGCTGCGGGGACTTGGCCTCGCCCACCGGGTGCACCCACAATTGGCACTGCTACTGCTGGTAGCTTAAGTGCGTCTGTAACTTTTACTGCGCCAACAGATCTCGGCATACCTGCCACCATTACAAGCTACACAGTCACATCCAGCCCCGGCGGCTTTACTGGCACGGGATCTGCATCACCTATTACAGTCTCTGGCTTGACCAACGGAACGGCGTATACATTCACAGTAACAGCTACTAACGCAACTGGCACAGGCCCAGCAAGTGCAGCAAGTAATAGTGTAACGCCAGCATTACAGCCCACTGTGTTTATTTGGGGTGATGGAGCAACTGGAAAACTTGGCCTTGGTAATATAACGTCTTATTCTTCGCCTACACAACTTGGCTCTGGCGGGGACTGGGGTTCAACTTCTAGTGCAATTAATGCACGAGCAAATTTCTTAACACCTTCCTTTGTAAAAAACAACGGAACACTTTGGAGATGGGGTACAGGTGATACTTGGTACAACATGGGCAATGGGGTACTTAAAAACTACTCATCTCCTGTTCAAGTTGGTTCAGCATCTACTTGGTCATTTTGCGTTGATAACGGGCAGTCTAGCGGAGCCGTTAAAACCGACGGTACGCTGTGGACTTGGGGTTACAACAATGACGGTCAATTGGGATTAGGTACTTCTGGCAGCGGTTCCTTTAGGGCATATACATCGCCAACTCAAGTTGGAGCATCAACAAACTGGGCAAAACTAGTTGTGGCTAATGGTTGTATGATTTCAATTAAAACTGATGGGACTCTTTGGTCGTGGGGCCAAGGTGGATATTCTGCTCAGTCAATTAATTACTCATCTCCTGTACAGGTTGGCGCTCTTACTAATTGGTCTAAATTATCCGTAGGAAGTTGGAATAATGGTGGTGGATCTACACACGCAATTAAAACTGACGGTACATTGTGGTCTTGGGGAGATGCTGGGGCTGGTCAAACAGGCTTAGGAAATTTAAATTTTTATTCTTCTCCAAAGCAAGTAGGTACTTTGACTAATTGGTTAAGTGTTGCTGGTGGCGGCTATCATGTTGCCGCCGTTAAAACCGATGGAACTTTGTGGACTTGGGGATCTGGAAGTCAGGGTCAATTAGGGCTTGGAAACACAAATAGTTATTCATCTCCTAAACAAGTTGGCGGGCTTACAACTTGGTCACAAGTTTGGACAGGTTTATATCAAACACTTGCTTTAAAAACTGACGGGACACTGTGGTCTTGGGGATTTGGTTATGGTGGACAATTGGGACTTGGAAATGAAACTACATATTCCTCTCCTAAACAAGTTGGCGCACTAACAAGTTGGGTTTCTGGTGGGGCTGGTGGCAATTATGGATTTGCAATTCGCCCAGCTTAATTTTTTTTAACAAGGAGTCTATATGACACATTACGTTCGGGTAGTAAATGGTGAGGTTAAAGATGTGTGGGATACACCGCCCGCAGAAGGAGTCGGCAACAACGGCTGGCGCAATGCAGTGGAGGTTCGTGCAAACATCACGCCGCACCGCCAAGGCTACACAGCACACCGCTATGATCTCAACACAGACCCTGTGCAGATCATCTGGGACAGCTACGACATCGCCGTAGATGACCGCAAGAACGGTATGAAGGCCAACGCACAGTTCACGTTCCAGCAGGTGGTCAACCAGCAAGCCAGCAACCCCATGACATTTGACGCAAGCGCAATTGAAGCCGCCCGTCAGACTATGGTTGCCAAGCAAGCCGCTATTGATGCAGCCACCAGCCACGACGAACTGGACGCGCTCCTATGAAGAAAATCCTAATCATGGGGCTTCCCGGCTCTGGCAAAACGTACTTGGCTGGCGCTTTGAAGCGCTACCTTGAGGAAAACTCAACAGTCAAGCATATGCCCCTGTATCGCGCAGGAGAGCATATACCCACCAGCTACAAATGTAGCGTGAAGTGGTTCAACGCCGATGATGTCCGCAAGAGCTTCAATGATTGGGATTTTTCCAACGAGGGCCGCATTCGTCAGTCACTGCGTATGGCTGAGTTTGCGCTCAAGGCCAATACCGACTATGTGATCTGCGACTTTGTTGCTCCGCTTGTTGAGATGCGCAACAACTTCAAGGCCGACTGGACGATCTGGGTGGACACCATTGAGAAGGGCCGCTACGAGGACACCAACAAGGCATTTATTCCTCCGAAGGAATATGATTTCCGTGTCACCGAGCAGGACTGTGAGAAGTGGGCTGAGTTCATTGGCAACCACATCCTTGATGAGCGCCGCCGTCCTACCTTTGACTGGAAGAAGGAAACCGTCCAGATGCTTGGACGCTGGCAGCCGTGGCATCCGGGCCACCGTGCATTGTTTGACCGTGCTATCGCCAAGACAGGCCAAGTGGTCATTCAGATCCGTGACTGCCAAGGCTGGAACGGCTCCAACCCCTTTGCCGCCGAGCAGGTTAAAGACCTGATTAAGCGTGATTTAGACCCTCTGTATCAGGGCCAGTATGAGATCCAGCTTGTGCCTAACGTGGTGAACATCACCTATGGACGAGATGTGGGCTACAAGATTGAACAAGAAGTGTTTGATGCAGCCACTCATGCTATTTCTGCCACAGAGATCAGGAAAAAAATGGGCGTTTAAATGATTGACCCGATTACCGCTTTTGCTACGGCCCAAGCGGCGGTTAAGGGTGTCCAAGCTGCAATAAAGCTAGGTAAAGATATCCACGCCATCACTGGCGAGGCCATGAAGTTCTTTGAGGCCAAGGATGTTGTCCAGCGGGCAGCGTCCAAGCCAAAGACAGGGTTTGCGGGGTCGGACACGGCGCAGGCGTTTGAGATCGTCATGCAAGCCAAGAAGTTGGATGACGCAGAGAAGGAACTGAACCAATGGCTGGTGCTTAACGGTCATGCGGATGTTTGGCAGCAGCTACTCATCACCAGAAACGACTTAATCCAAAAGCGCAAAGCGCAGGAAATCTTGGATGAGAAAAACGCAGCGGCTAAGAAAAAAGAGTTGGATGAGTTAATCAACTGGCTCCTTGGTGGGGCCATAGTTATTTTGGTACTTGGGCTTATCCTCTGGTGGCTCACTATGTTGTTGGAGAAACACTGATGCTTACGATCCTGTCTACGCTGATCTCATTCCTCATGGGGGGTCTGCCCAAGCTGCTGGACTTTTTCCAAGACCGCGCTGACAAGCGCCATGAGCTGGACTTGGCCCGAATGCAGATTGAGCGTGAACTGGAGTTACGCAAAGCAGGCTTTGAAGCGCAGGAGAGGATTGAGCAGATCCACAGTGCCGACTTGGAGCTTCAGACTAACGCCAAGGCCAACGAGAATTTGGTCAACGCCCAAGTAGCCGAGATGCAGGCCATCTACGAGCATGATGAGTCGCTCAACGAGGGAACCAGCCAGTGGATGAAAAACCTACGCGCAGGTGTCCGCAGCTTCATTACCCTTGGATTCTTCTTCTTATTGTGTTTTGTGGATGTTGGTTTGTTCATTTATGGCTACAACCACGGCGTTGAATTTCCTGTTTTAGCTGACCGTCTTTGGGATTCCAACACCCAAGCGCTGTTTGCCAGTATTGTGGCGTTTCACTTCGGTGGCAGGGCCTTCGGTAAATGAAAGTCTCAGACAAAGCGCTGCGGGTAATTAAGCACCATGAAGGCGTGCGTCAACGCCCGTACCGATGCCCCGCTCGCCTTTGGACTGTTGGCGTGGGCCATGTGCTTTACCCTGAGCAGGGTAAGCTAAAACTGGAAGAGCGTGATGGCTTTGCCCTACGTCCAGAGGATGATAGGGTTTTCCCTATGGAGGAAGTTGATGCAATACTTGCAGCAGATTTGGCTAGATTTGAGCGCGGGGTCGAGCAGTTCTGTCCTATCCCTCTTACACAAGGTATGTTTGATGGGCTTGTCAGCTTCGCTTTTAACTTGGGTCTTGGTGGACTCCAGCGTTCTACGCTTCGCCAGAAACTGCTTCGCGGGGATAAAGCGGGCGCTGCGGATGAGTTCTTGAAGTATTGCATGGCTGGGGGTAAAATCCTCAAAGGGTTGCAGAACCGCCGCATTGACGAGCGTGCCCTTTTCCTGTCTTAGGATGTGCGATGCCTCTACAAAAGCTGATTTTTAAACCCGGCGTTAACCGTGAAAATACCCGCTACTTGAATGAAAGTGGCTGGTACGAAAGCGACAAGATCCGGTTTCGCCAAGGTACTCCCGAAAAAATCGGCGGGTGGATTCAGTACTCTACGTCTACTTTCCTTGGCGTTTGCCGCAACTTGTGGAATTGGATCACAACGGCCAACATCAACTACGTTTCCTTGGGGACAAACCTCAAGTTTTACATTACGTACGGCAACACATACTTTGATATCACCCCGGTGCGGCTAACTGCTACGCTAGGTGCAAACCCGTTCGCCACCAATACCACCACCAACTCCGGTGGAAAAACAACAATTACAGTGACGCACACAGCACATGGCGCTATTGTCAACGACTTCGTAAGTTTTTCTGGGGCCACTGCGGTTGCCAGCGTTACAGTCAGCGGGTCTTACCAAATTCTTACCGCGCCAAACGCCAACACGTACACCATCCAAGCTACCGGTACAGCAACAAGTTCTACGACTGGTGGGGGCAGCGCAGTAGTCGCAACCTACCAAATTAATACTGGCCCGGCCATTCAAGTTCCGTTCTATGGGTGGGGCGCGGGCCCTTGGGGGTTCGGCACTTGGGGTAATGGATCGACCGTTAAAAATGACTTACGCTTGTGGGATGCGTATAACTTTGGCGAAAACTTGCTCTATGGCCCAAAAGGTGGCGGTCTTTACTACTGGCAGGTGAGCAATACCACGGCAAATCCGGGGGTGCTCTTGTCTAGTTTGGGCGGAAACGTAACCATCACAATTGCAACCCCAGCCGTCGTTACATACACCACCGCTTTGACGGACGGCACCGCCATCCAATTTGGTACCACAGGGGCGCTGCCCACGGGAATCACGGCGGGCACAACGTACTACATCAACAACCTTGATGGCCTGACATCCCAGTTGATCGACGTTAACGGCAACACGGTCAACACTTCAGGCTCCCAGTCCGGCACCCAGTACATATCTAACTTGGTGGACGTGCCGGTTGTTCAGAACAACATTTTGGTCTCGGATGCATCGCGGTTTGTGATTGTCTTTGGCACCAACAACTACGGCAGCAGCACAATTGACCCAATGCTGATTCGCTGGTCGGATCAGGAAAACCCCTACGCTTGGACGCCAGACGCTACAAATCAGGCAGGCAGCATCCGACTGTCCCATGGTTCGCAGATTGTCAGCGTCATCCAGACCCGACAAGAGGTATTTGTGATTACCGATCAGGCCGTGTACAGCCTGCAATACATTGGAACGCCCTACGTTTGGCAGACTCAGATCTTGGGCGACAACATCTCCATCATGGGGCCAAACGCTGTGGCGCTGGCCTCGGGCGTTATTTTCTGGATGGGCATCGACAAGTTCTACCGTTACGATGGCCGGGTACAAACGCAGAACTGCGACCTGCGTAAATATATCTTTAATGATATAAATATGTACCAAAACCAGCAGGTCTTTGCCAGCACAGTCGAGGCGTTTAACGAGGTCTGGTGGTTCTACTGCTCAGCCAACAGCACGACAATTGACAAGTACGTGGTGTACAACTACCTTGAGAACACTTGGTATTACGGCACGATGGCGCGCACGGCTTGGATTGATTCCGGTCTTCAGCCTAGCCCGCTAGCCACGACTTACAACGGCTACACCGTCCAACACGAGCAAGGTAATGATGACGTCGAAACCGGCACCCCAGCCCCCATTGTGGCGTATGTGTCCTCTTCGGAGTTTGACATCGGGGACGGCGACCACTACTCGTTCATCTGGCGTGTGCTGCCGGATTTGACTTTCAGCGGAACCACCAGCGGGTACACCGGCCAGACCACGATGACGCTGTACCCCATGCAGAACTCAGGATCGGGCGCAAGCACCCCGGGCGTGATGGGCGTTACCCAAGGTACGGACTACAACATTACCGAAGAATTCACGGGGATTGTATATACACGGGTTCGCGGGCGGCAGTTGATCTTTAAGATCGGTAGCAGCAACCTTGGTACGGCTTGGCAGTTGGGTGCCCCGAGGATAGATATCCGCCCGGATGGACGTAGGTAGTATGGCGTACATTGTTAGCACCAAAAATCCAATTAACAAGTTTGCCGCGCCTAACTTGCCGTTGGCTACGCCGGAGTATGATCGGCAGTATATAGATCAGCTCAACAACATTTTTCGGCTGTATTTTAATCAATTAACCAATTTGGCGCAGCAATTAACGACACATGACGTTATACCGCCATTAAAAAACTACACAGTGGCTACGTTGCCTAGCGCAGCGACTTCCGGCGCAGGTGCTCGATCTTTTGTGACTGATGCGCTAGCCCCCACTTTTGGTGCTACGGTCGTAACCGGCGGCGCTGTTGCTGTCCCCGTATATTCAGACGGAACTAACTGGAAAGTTGGTTGACATGATAATATCGGATAACCCCCCTTTTAAGAGGCAAATATGAGCCTGCAAGTATTAGCAAACCACATGGCCGCGCAGGGTCGCGGGCCTGACTCCACGCTCGTCCACATGTCACCCAAAGAGGTGCAGAGCCTTCAACATCTGGCTCAGGCCCACGGCGGCACACTGACTATTAATCCCGAAACGGGACTGCCTGAAGCTGGATTTTTTGACAAACTGCTGCCCACGTTGGTTGGCGCGGCTCTTGGTTTTGTTGCTCCCGAAGCTATGGGGGCTGTCGGTGGGATGTTTGGCGGCGGTGCCGCGCTGGGTGCGGGCTTGACCGTTGGGGGTATCGACACGCTGGCCACTGGTAGTTTGTCGCACGGGCTGATGTCCGGCCTTGGCGCTTGGGGCGGCGCTGGTATTGAAGGCGGTTTGGCTAATGCGGGAACAAGTGCGATGGCGCAGGCTGCTGAGAATCAAACGGCGGAAGAAACCGCCCGCCTTGCCGCCAAAGAAGCAATGAACCCAGCCAACATCTTGGCCAACCGGGGCGCTACAGATATTGCATCTCAAATGGCAGGCGCTCAAAACCCTATGACCGCCGGTCTGGAACAAGCAGCATCAAACCCCTTGGGAGTGGCAAAGTCAATTGGTTGGAAGCCCATGGCTGCGGCTGCATTGCCCGTGCTGGCAGATATCAATACCACAACGCCGATGCCCACCAGCACCAACACACCCCAGTACATCCGCCCGTTTGCGTATGACCCACGCACCCAAGGCCTGCAATCGCTGGGAATTAGAGACGCTTCTACCGTGCACTTGGCTGGCGGCGGCGCGGTTCGGTTTGACGGTGGTGGCCCTACTAGGACTCCGGTCTGGGGGCCGGACGGAAAAAAGTATCTTGACGCGTCTGCTGCATTAGCCGCAGGCGTAACAAACTACACAACAACAGACCCCGGTACAGCTGCTACTCCCGCAGCCCCATCTACAACTTCTGTAACTGGCCAAAAATCTTTGTCCGGCGCGGATATGGGGTACGGAACCGATCTTAGCCCGCAACTAGCTGAGCGCCCAGTTCTTGGAATTAACCGTCCTCCGATCGGCAATTTTGCAACGCAAGGTGTTGGCGACAACACCAAGCAGCCGTTTTCGCTTAACACGTTGCGTTATTTCCAAAATAACCCCGATGCGCATGCCGCATACATGGCAGATTCGCGTGGTCTAAGCCCCAACCAATACGCAACTTACCACTACAACACAATCGGCGCTGCTCAGGGCCGCGCATCACCCGCAGCCTTGAGCCCGCACTACAGCATGACAGGCGACTCTGCTGATGCGTATAACTATTTGATGGGCTACGGCCCGGGTAAAGCAGCGCCTTCGGCTCCCCCAACTCCCCCCAGCGCGCCTCCTTCGGCTCCATCTGCACCGCCGTCTAGGCCCCCATCCGCGCCCCCATCTACACCCTCGGTACCATCTACACCTTCGGCACCTTCTACGCCATCTCCCTCGGAGCCTTCGGAGCCTTCTACACCTTCGCCTTCGGAGCCATCTGCACCATCTACGCCATCTCCCTCGGAGCCTTCTACGCCATCTCCCTCGGAGCCATCTGCACCATCTACACCCTCGGTACCATCTACACCCTCGGTACCATCTACACCCTCGGTACCATCTACACCCTCGGTACCATCTACACCCTCGGTACCATCTACACCTTCGGCACCATCTACGCCGTCGCCTAGCGCTCCGTCTGCGCCGTCAGCGCCATCGACTCCTTCTGGGCCTCCGGCAGAACCGTCTGTGCCGTCTACGCCATCTGAGCCATCGGTACCATCCACACCCTCGGTACCATCTCCCTCTGAGCCATCTGAGCCCTCGGTACCGTCTGTACCGTCTACACCTACTGAGCCATCTGAGCCCTCGGTACCGTCTGTACCGTCTACACCTACTGAGCCCTCGGTACCTTCTACACCATCTCCTTCGGAGCCTCCCGCGCCTTCGCCTAGCGTGCCGTCCCCATCTGCACCTTCTGAGCCTTCGGTACCATCCGTGCCATCGGTACCTGTTGCCCCCGCCGAGCCGTCTGTGCCATCGGTACCCTCCGAGCCATCGGTACCTGTTGCCCCCGCAGAACCATCGGCACCCTCCGAGCCCTCAGCGCCAACAGAAGTTCCTTCTGCCCCAACAGCAGTCCCGTCTTCCACAGTGGACGACACAACCCTAACGCCTAGCGACTTGGCAACCATAGCTGCGCACGATGCGTTTGTTCAAGGCAACGCAAATACCGGCAATGGCAGCAACTTAAACAACTTTTTAAACAACGCGGCTACAACCACGCAAACTGGGAGCGTTATTACCAGCCCTATGACCCAGACAGTTGCTGGTGGAGTAGACATTGCCCAGTACTTTAGTAATCCCGATTACAAGGGGAAAATAGACACGTGGATGGGTAACAACGTCGGTGCCCCCGCCGTGCAAGCGGCGCAAGAAGCGTTAAGCGCAGCCGCTGGAAATAACACGCTAACAGGAATCAACGTAGGCGGCGGAGCAACAACGCCTTTCACAGGCCAAGTCCCAAGCGCTGCGGGTATTAGCACACTAGTTCCTTCCGGCGGAGACCAAACTCAAAACCAAGTTCAAAGTGGCACGGATCAAAGCGGTATCAGTACACTGGTGCCTTCCGGCGGAGACCAAACTCAAAACCAAGTCCAAACCCAATTACCGCAAGGCGGAGATCAAACACAGACGCAAATCCAAACCCAACCACCGCAAGGCGGGCAAGTATCGTTGGGCGGCGGCGAAGCTAGCGGTATGGCATGCCCAGCGCCTTGGATCAAAATCACAATGGCCGGTGGCGGCGTGGTCAACGCTGGCGATATAAAGCCCGGCATGCTGGTCTACACGCGCCATGAGACAACCGGCGAGTGGGGGAATTTCCCAGTCACGGCAGTCGAGCAAGGAGAAGACACC